CCAGAGGACGACGAGAGCGCCGCCGGCCAGGAAGGATAGGGCGCAGGCGAGGAAGCAGATCATCGCGCCATCCTCCCGAATACCAGGGCGACGAACAGGCCGGCGAGCAGCCAGGCCAACTAGGTCGTGGGACGGTAGGTTCTTCTCAGTCCCGTAGTCGCAGCGACACAGCCACCACGCGCCAGTGTCATTGCGTTGCTTCTCGCCTAAACACAAAGCGACGAGGAACCCAAACCGTTGCCCGGTCAAGTCTCTAAGCGGCTTTCCCATCATGCCTCAGTAGCGGGGTTTGTTGGTTCGGGAGCAGGATCTGGAGTATTTCCTTCATTACACCATTGGAGGAAAATCTGATAGTCGCGGTTGGCTTCATCGAACGGAATGAACGCATTATCCGCGACGCGCAGCACGGTTTGCATCTCCATGCCCGGCATCGGTGCGATGAGTTGGTATTCTGCCATGGTGTCCTCAGAGGTCCGCGCTGGCGGTGAAGTTAGCAGAGGCGATGAGGGCTCCCGCAGCCGTTGCCAACACATAGAAGTTATACCCGCTGGGGGCTGGCGCATTCGCCGCCATGCCGCTCGCGTTCACATAAGACGGCACATAGAATACTATGGTAGGAGATGCACGCATCACCGTGGGGAATGGCAGAAAGTAACCATACTGCCCACCCGCTGAACTATAGCCATACACAGTCGCCGCACTGGTCTGATAAAACCGCTGGCAATTCGCCAGATCATAGCGCGGATCGGGCTTCTCCAATGGCGTTGCGACGCCGCCGATTTCTAGCTGCACGCCCCAGAGAGCTATGGAAGCAGCTTGCACACCGATGCTGCCAGCGCGAAACGCATTCGTGACACCTGATGAATACCAAATGCTCAGGCCAGTCCAATCATCACCACTGGTACCAAGTGTCTTTCCACTGGTTGTTGGTATTGTGAATGTCAAACTATACCGTGTCGCTGTGCCACTTAATGTTACTGCAACACCAGCGCCAAACACCGCAGCCGATGGGGAACCACCATTTCCAAAGAACTGATCTATGGAAACCCCGAGCTTTGGTGTTCCACTAGCAGCAAAGGCCCAGAAACTTACGGTCGCAGTCTTATTCCCGAACCTCCGAACGCCCTCCATCTTCTGTTGGATAACTGTATAAGCGCCCGCCGCTGCATTACCTGTGAATACGTTGTAAAGACATACAGCCGCTGCCTCGTCCCCAATCGCAGCCCGTTGGCTATCACTCAGTGGTTGTTGATTTACACTCGCCGCATCGTTGAATGCCGTCAGCTGCCAACGATCCAACGTATAGACTGGGCCAGCACTCCACGCCCCGGCACCACGCTGAGCTACATTGAACAGCGGATTGTGCAGCAGGTTGCGCCCGATGTTGGCCGCTCCGGGAGCGGCTAGCGTGCCACCTATCGCGGTATCAACATACTGTTTGGTCGCCGCCCCAGTCCCTACCGTCGGGTTGGAATAGAGATATAGCGGCCCGGTGAGTTGGCCGCCCGATATCGGTAGAAAGTTCCCGACCCCCGCCATATTAAACGCCGCATTGAGGTCAGCGGCATAGAGCATGTCGCCATCCGACCAGGGGAAGCCTGTGGTGCTGGTGCTCATGGTGCCGCTCCTGGTGGACGCGCTAAGCCGCGCGATGGGTGCATTCATCCGTTCGCCTCCTAGCCGAGTACGCTGGTGCCGCCGACCGTCCACGCCCGGTCGAGGCCGCGCCCGACCCAACTGGAGGCATCGCCTCGGTGCCCGCTGAGGAACGCCGGCATGCTCAGCAGCGGGATCTGGGAATTCGCCAGCTTGATCGTATTGAGCGAGGCACGGGCTTCGGCCAACAACAGCGGCGAAACCTGTCCGCCACTGGCCAGGGCAATCTTGCAGGCCAGGTTGCTGACCACTGCGTCGAGATATTCCGGTGGCAAGCCGAGGTCGTCGTTGACGCTCGCATATGCGGGCAGTGACGCCTTGACGATGATATGCAACTCATACTGTGCAGCGATCGGCACTGGCCAGAAGTACAACCTCCCGGTCGGCCAGGCGCTATCATAGAACACCGCCGACGGGATGCTCCGTAAATCCTTGATGGCGATTGTGGCCCAGTCCTCGCGCGCCTCGATGATCTGTAACGGCAGATCGACAGGATTGTGGGTGACTGTGAGAGGGTTGGCGCCCAGCAGAAAAGGCAATTGCTCTGCGAGGGGATTGTCGCCTGGAATGCTGTATGAGAATGGCTGCAGCCGACACCATGCTGCGTGAATCTTATCAGGTCGCGCAACATCGAAGTCCTGGCCTGGCCCGATGGTATACCAGTTGGCGCCAGTCGAGACGACCGACGCCTGCTGTTCGTTCCACAGCAGCCACCGCTTGCGCTGCCACTGCGCCAGCATCATCACCAGCAGCGAGAAAGCATCATTCACGTCTTTGCTGTCGTCGGCAACGCTCTGCGTGTCAGTGATGCGTCCAGCCATACGCAGCGCCAGGAAGATAACCCCCTGCGCGGTTGACGGCACGCCGGCATGCAACGGCTCCGCCATTTGCTGATTACGGAGCGTGTTGAGCGATATCCCGGCTTCGGCAGACAGGAACTCCGACAGCGGTTGGCCGCTGGAGATGACGATCCTGGCCGCTAGATTGCTAACCAGCGCCTCCAGCGACTGATCCGATACGGTCAACGGATCGGACATCGAGATAGACAGCGGGCTGGTCGGCCAGGTGATCCAGCGTTGCCGCTGCCATTGCGCAATCATCATCGAGAACAGCGACAGAGCGTCGTTAGCGTCCTTGCTGGCATCGGCCACGCTCTGCTCGTCGGTAATCCGGCCCGCCATACGCAACGCCAGGAAGACGAGTTGCTGCACGGTTGACGGCACGCCAGCATGGATCGGCGCGGTCTGCTGCTGATTGATCGCCTGGATGAGTTGCAACGCCCGGTCGGCACGCTCCAGGAGTGTCTTGCTGACCTCAGCGCCGAACCAGTCCCGCAATCGCACCGCGAGGTTGAGCACGATGGCGTTGCGCTGGCCGGTTGAGAGCGTCACGGGAGAGGAGAGGTTCGAGATGGTCGGCAGCGAGCCTGGGATGACCCGCACGGCGCGTTCACGGTTCCACTCGTCCAGCATCTCATTGAGGATGCTATGGGCGTCTGTCACGTCCTGGGAGGTCTCTAGCGCACCCTGGGCGTCGTGGATGCGCCCGGCCGCCCTCAGTGCCAGGAAGATGATGCCGAACCCGGTGGTATCGTCAGCCGCGACTGTCGGCGGAGCCTGCTGCTGAAGATTGATGGCGTTGAACGCGGTGAGCGCTGAAACCGCCAGCTTCACATCAAGATCGACCGGAGGCAGCGAATAGATTTCGCGCAGCCGCACCGCCATGCTGGTGAGCAGGACATGCTCATACGAGGTCCAGAACGGCACGTCGGTGGTCATGTCGGGAAACGTCGGGCAGACCTCCCGATTGACCATGTTGGCGCGTTCGAGGTTGATCTCGTTGATCCAGGCGTTAAGGATCGTGAAGGCGTCAGCCGTATCGGCGGCTAACGGCACCTGGCCGACGCCGGTCACACCGCTGTTGCGCAGCGATAGCGAGACGATGTTGTTGGCGATGGTCATGTCAGGCCGACAGGACGCTGAACCAGGCACCTGCCAACGGCGACATGATGGTGAGCGATTTGCCGTTCGCCAGAGCAATGCCTGTGGCATTGGCGATGCCATTGATCGTGTCGGCGCCTGGGGAGGCGAAGATCTGCGCGCTCGCTGCGCCGGCATTGGTGATCCACATGACCTGGCCACCCACGGCTGGCGGTAACTGCACGCTATCCGCCGCCGTCGCGCACACAGCGATCAGCGTGCAAGCGCTGCGGATCGGCGTGGCGAGTGCCTGCGTGCCGCCGGCGCGGGCGGCGATGGAGGCGGCCGACCAGCCGTTACCGCTGGCCAGCAGCGAGACATCATGCAGCCCAATCCCGGTCTGGAAGTTCACGGCACGTCCGGCCGGGTAGGAGACGGCGGTTGCTGTGGCGCTAGGGGCGTCCTGCGGGCCGTAGCCGACGAACGGGGTCACTGCGGCTTGCGGCGCCGCCTCCTTGGTGTCTGCCATGTGCTCTGGGTGAAGTGCCATGTGGGTCTCCTATTCAATCACGCTCCCTCCTGTTCCAAGGAAGGAGCATGACAGTTACTCTCGTTGCAAACAGCAATCCTGTCGCAACTGGCGTTGACTAATTGGCAACCAACCGACAAGCTAATTGTGGCCGAAGCGCAACGGCTCCCCAAAGCACATCAATGCGGATAGGGAAAGTGTCGTCGGAGATGCTATACTGGCGCACCGCCCGCATGCTGATGCCGTCCTTTACCACGCGAGAGGCCATATCGACGCCGCCGGGCATCACTAAGTCCGCCGTCGCGAACGTAAAAGCATCAGGATGGAAGGCGAGCGACAGCCCGGTTGCTGTGCTGGCCGTGTTGGCGAACGTGATGGGCGAGTTGTTGGCTGGGCTGTTGGAGACGTTCTGCTGCGGGCCGGAGGTGACGATGGCCGGTGCGATGCTCATATTGCCGGCGCCGCCTGCGTAGGCTGCCGTCAGCACGAACTGCTGCAGGATGCCGGAGCTGACCTTGGTTTCCGGATGTACGCGGAACACACCGCTGATCGTAAACACGTCGCCAGCGTTGCCTGCCCCTGCTCCCGTCGTGACTGCGAGTGTGCTGCCGGTCTGTCCGGCTGGGGTGACGATGTAGGCGGTGTTCTCCGCGCCGCGGGTCTGCGTGGTCAGGTGGGTGCTTTCCGCCCATTCGTAGCCGGCCGCGATGCCCATAACGCCGTCGGTGTATTGCGATGCGATCTGGGTTGACTGCTGGAACAGTCCTTTCAACGAGTCGACCAAGTCCACGTTGTCTTGCGTGTTGATGCGCAGGAGCCATTGCTTGGACTGTGGCGTGAGATTGTCCAACAGCAGCTTCCTGCTCTGCAGCACTGTCTTGAAGGTCTGCGCGGCGC